CCAACGCGCAATTTGCATTTTTCGAACGTCTTTTTTTGCAGTTCTTGCGCTTCTTCGAGTAAAAAAAAATTCGTTTCCAATCCGTCGAACCTGGTCAACGTTTTATCCATCACATAATTTTCGGGGAAAAATTCCAACGTCGAACCATTGGTGAACGTGACAATGTGGTCGGTTTGGTGATACGAACGGATGAATGGTTTGGGGCAAAGTTTGAAAAACGTCGGAATGGTTGTCCGTTTCAATGTCGGCAATGATTCCCGGATGACGTGTGATTTGGAACCCGGAAATATTTTGGCCAACAATATCAATGTCGCCAATGAAACATAGGATTTGCCACCACCGGCGGCGCCACCATACAACAAATATTCATATTGGCCGGAAAATACGGCTTCCATGAATTCGTGTTGTTTGGGGTGTGGTTCAAATATTACCATGTTCCACCATTAACACGTCGAATTCGTCAATTGGACAATCCAAAATATAACCGTTGCCATTCTGCATGTGAACGGTGATGGTTGTTTCGGTCACATAATTCCAGGAAACAACGGCGCCAATGTGGAATCGTACCGGTGCGGATTCGCGTTCCTTTTTAACGCCAATGCTTTCGAAATATGCGGCGTCATCCGCTTCAAAAAAACCATTGGCAAACACGAATGGTTCAACAAATCGAACGGTTGTCATGGGTTGAATTTGAATGTTGTTTTCTGCGAACGAATAATGGTGTTCATGTGAGTTTCGAAATAACGGTCACTGATGGCCCATTCGTCACGCGATTGAACCAATTCAATGGTTTTTCCGTTGACCAATATTTCATGCTTGATGGAATGCAGTTTGTTTCGAACCCAACGGGCGGCGCTTGGAATATCGCCCAAATCGTCAATGACGTTTTGGATGACCATTTGGATTTCGGGTTCGCTCAATTTGATGGCAAATGGTTTTGGTTCTTCGGTGGTCATGTGAATGAAATCGTTTGGTTTCCTATTTTGAACACTTGCGGTTCGCCGGTCATTTCAACGTGAATGTTTTCGTTCCAATTTTCGGGGTCCGCGTTCTTCAGCGTGAAAATGACGGCCGTTGGATTGGGTCCAACATATCGTTTTTTCGTTTTGATTTGACGTCCGGCCAAATCGCCGTTTTTCCCGTACAATTCAACCGTTTCGGTTTCCTCAACCCAATATCCAACAACCAGGCGTTCCAAGGCGTCAACGGCCTTTTCTTTGATTCCCTCTTTTCGGTTTTTGGAATGTTTTTGTTTGGCGATTTTGTAACGGGCCGCAATTTCCGAATCATTATCAACCCAATTTTTGAATGTTCGGTCGGTGATTCCATGTTCGCCACAACATGATTGGATGGTCACGTTGTCCGATTCGTACAATTCACAAATCGCGTTGGCGGTCTGCCTCCGTTCTTCGGTTGTCCGTTCCGCGGGTGACGGTTTGCGCGGTGTGGGTTTCTTTTTGTCTGCCATCGGTTTTTGGTACGATGGCGAACCACTTTTTGTTTTCTTCATTTCGCCAATTTTTCGGCCTTTGGTTCGGCCCGGTGTGTTGTTGTTGGCGATGTCGTTGGTCGTTTACTCCGTTTCAATCACGGGGTCCGTTTGACCGGTCGCGTAATTGATGAACGCCCGTCGGTCGGGTTTCAACAAATGCGGTTTTTTCTGCCAATGGTCACAAAATTGAATCCACACGGTGTTGAATCGTTTGGCCAAATGTGATTCGTTGGCGGCTCCATCCGGAATGGCGACCGTGTATTTGTGGAACGCGTCAACGACGGTCCAAAATTCACGGCGGATTTGCGATTGTTCGCGTCCGGCGGCCCTTCGAATTTGTCGGTTCATGGTCAAAAATAAGGATTCATTGGTTCATCCGGATTCGGTTCATCAAATAAATACATCAATTCAATCATTGACATGGCCCCGGCCAACAGTTGGTCCAGGGCGTCCACGCGCAAAACGAACATGTCGGGCGATGTTTCCATGTCATCGGTCAACGCCTCGATTGCGCGTTTGTGAATGTCAATGATTTGTTGTTTTCGTTCCTGTTTGGTCATGGCTCAAAATAGGGTCAAAACGTTCGATGGTTGTTTTTCTGCCTCCAATTTGTCCAACAGTTGGATGACCTGGTCGCGGTTCCAATATTGTTGTTGTCCGGACATGATTCGTGTTTTCAATTCTTCGATGGTCATTCGATTACGGATTTGATTTCATGTTGGTAGAAAAACGGATTCAACCATTTTGGTTGGTCCACCTTCAATTCGACGTATGAATGACCAATGGTTGGTCCATTCAATACGGTTGCCGGTCCACTTCCGGTCATCACGCGGTCGCCTGGTTTCAATTTCCAAAATGTTTGAATATCGATGTGTTCCATGATTAGGCAAAAATTGTCAATTGTGATTTGTATTCTTGAAATCGTTTTTCGGATGCCTCAAAATAATCTTTGTCAATTTCACAACCAATAAAAGACAATCCCGCGCGGTCTGCTGAAATTCTTGATGAACCCGAACCCAAATGAGTATCCAAAATCAAATCACCTGGTTTGGCGTAATTTTTAAAAATCCAATCGTACAATTGAACCGGTTTTTCGGTCGGATGAATGCGAATGGTTGGTTTTCCGACGCCTTGTATATTTCCCCTTTTACCATAACGATTTCCATCCCACATATATTCGAAATATTTGGCCAAACCTTGAAATGTTGTCCATGCCAATTCGCCATCACTTCGATTTTCATGATGGTTTAATTTATTCCAAAAAATAAATTCTTTACATCCATTCATCCATGAAATTGGAAAATAATTCGCCCCCCAAACAATTGAATTTTTTGATACTCTTTGTAATTCTTCAAAATATTCGTTTTCGGGAATTTTTAAATCCCAATTTTTTTTTGTGAATTTTACTTTTGAATTTGAGTTCAAACTTGCGCCCATTCCAATTCCATAAGGTGGGTCCACTACTGCCAAATCAAAATGTTTGTCCGGAAATCTTTTCATCACCTTCATACAATCTTCATTGAACACAATTGATTCCATTTTCAAAAATTGTTTGTTGGTTTTTGGTTTCCATCAAATGAACGTGATGTTCGGCGACTTCGCGGATTTGACGGATGGCAAATTCACGGGCCTTTAATGATTCAATCCATTCGTTGATTTCGGCGGTCGTTTCTGCGGTGTAATAACCTTTTGACGTCGCAATCAATCCCGGGACCAGGTTGTTCACCCGGATGTATTGAATGATTTTCCGGATTCGGGTGTCTTTGAGTTTGACGCCGAATGCCTCGTTGATTTTGGAAATCATGGTGTCTGCGGTTACAATGTGGGCGATTCCGCGTTTTGTTCGGAAACGGTCAACCATCATTGGAATCAACCGGTGTTCGGTTGGCGTCAATTCGATGGTGAATTCTTCGAAATTTTTAATCATGTGGTTTGGTTTTGATGTTAATTGTTTTTGATTTTGCGGTCGATGTCTGCCATCAATGAATCGGTTTTTTGTAGGCGCTTCCATTTGGCGGCGTTGAATCGTTTTCGAATACCTTGCACCATCATAATGGACGCCCCGGCGGTTCCGGAATACACCCAAACGATTTTGAGCAAATAAATGATGGTCGAAAGGATTCCCAACGCAACAATGGCGATGGCGAACAATGGCGCCACCCAAATGACGGCGATTTTTTCAATGGTTTTCATCTTGTTTTAAAAATAGGTCAATGGCCTGGTGAATGTTCATGGCGTCACAATTGAGCATGAACCAATAAAATTCGGATAACATAACGCGTTCGGCTTCAATCAATGGTTCTTTGTTTTCTGCCAACCATTTGGGGAAATCCGGATTGAAATGGAATTGTTCAAAAACGATTTTGACGGGTGTTTTCATTGCACAAAAGTATATTTCAACCGGTCAACTTCGTTGTGTTCCAAAAGTTGGTTCCAATCGGATTGGTCAATCCAGGCCCGAAATGGTTCGTCGCGGTCGAAATTGGCGTTCATTCTGCGGATGTCGCCATCGGATTTCAAAATGGTTTGAAACACTTCGATTGGCGACCAAATGAACCGGCGTGAACCGTCCCAAATCTGCAATTTGACGACATGTTCGGTTTGGCGAACGGCCATGACCAAACATTCGGACATGTTGGTGACGGAAATGATTCGGCAATCGTAACCGGTGGCAATGGTGGAAATGAATTCATCCAATTCAACCGGTGTCAATGCAAGGGTGATTGAAACGAAACGCGGTTGGTGGTTTTCTGCGATGACG